TTACATACCCAGCAAATGCTGTGTTTGTCTTAACCCTAACTCGTTCTCGCTTCAAAGAGATTGATCTCTCTGAGCAGCGCGGTGTGCATTAAGTCGATGAGACCCTATTTGGGACAAATCGCGTGTACACATTCCGCCTCTTGCTGTTGTAATTACTAGCAACGCGTCGTGACGATCTAGGAACCGCTTCAGGGATAATACTCCTGAATCGGGGATCTAATATGCTATACACCTTTGATTGGGTAATAGATATTATATGTTAAAACAAACTACAGGTACGATTGGGCTAATTTATATTTTAATTAACTCAAAAGTGCTTAGGTATGTGCTCTCAAACCACGCAATGTGGAGGAGCATGCTTTCTAAATGTACTTCTTTTGGAGAACACTCATGGTAGCTCGAATACGAACTGATGGTGAAATTGTTGACATCAATGTCTACTGGGGGAGGGAATCAACGATTCCCGACGCCGTAGAATATGCCGATACTGCTTACGCCGTAACTTACGGTGAAGGTCAGACACGATATATGGTTGATGAAAACAGTGACAACTATCAGCGTCGACGAGACGCCGGTGAGGTCATCCTGAACAATATGCACTCAATTAGGACAGAAAAATCGACATCAACGGGGAAAGGGACGTATGTTTATACGCACGATCCTCAAGGTGTTACGACGATTCGGTCTAATGGTTATTATTTGCTCAAGTTATCTGGTGATGTACCGATAACATTTGGGCCTTTAACACACCATGTGAGTACTAATATTGATCTCGAAAATCTCAAAACGCTTGCAGTGACAGAGGCTTACGCCAATATCAAACCAGCCGAAGTTGAAGGCTTGGTTGCAATTGCGGAAATGAGAGAGACACTCCAACTTTTTGTCAACCCGTTAGGGTCGGCCGAAAAGCTCTTTCAACGTTATAGAAAAGCTGGACGTAAGGCTGCTAAACGCAACCCCGGTCGGTACAAAAACTATAGCGTTGTAGACTTCATAGAGGAAAACTGGTTACAATACCGGTATGGCATCATGCCTATAGTCTATGATGTGAGTAGTGTGATAGAATTACTTAGTGGTGAAAATTCTAAGTTTCTGTTTTCCCCTTTCGAAATTGCAAGGGGATACGCCACGGACTCCGATTCTCAAAGTCGGACGGACGAAGCATCATATGCGAATACTTGGACTGACTATGAAAAAGTCAATACGACGAATCGCGATGTTAAGGTGAGAGCAGGTGTACTGTATGAAAACAACTTCGCCCCGGATACATTCGGGATGCAGTTGAATAACATACCACGTGCAGTATGGGAAACCGTACCATTTAGCTTTGTAGCCGATTGGTTCGTCAATGTGAATGATTACATTGCGGCAATCGCCCCGAAATACGGGACCAAAGTATTGGGCAGCTTTCAGTCAGTTGTTGATATAAACGTTACTACCGCCGAAGGGCGGGCCGTAGGTTCTACCTATGGATATAACGGTTCATATTACGACTTTGCTACGGCTGAGACATCCTCTGAGGTTCTTAGAACCACGGAGAAAACTCGAGGTGGAGGAAATGATTACATCGGTATTGCTTACAACCCCGCCCCTTTTGGGGGAAATGTGGGAAAGAAGCGTATGATGGACTCACTATCGTTGATCGACCAAATTCTTGGTTCGAAATTACGATAAACCTTTTGCCTTATTTAAATCAATAATGTAGACAATTTTGTTTACGATAACTCAACGGAGGCCATCATGGCTTTAACTATCAATACAAAGGCTTACGCCTTTGACACATTTCGCTCTGTGGACTCGGCCCGATATCATGGACCTAGCCACACCCTCTCTAATAAGGATTACCTGGACGTTAAACGTACAGCACCTAAGAAGTCAGCAGATTATGCTGGACAAGGGAAAGCGAATGCGAAGATGACACGGTCTATGACAGACGGCGTCTCTAGTGATATCGTTGGCGATGGAATATTCGAACTGAATAGTTCATTTCCGGTGGGAACGTCTACTGCTGAGCAGCAGGCGTTTTTAGATGACTACGCGGCATGGTTGGGTACAGCAGAAGCTACGTCTCTTCTATTAAACCAGGATATTAATCAGTAGGACTCTTCGAGTCTTCTGTATTAGTACTGGTCCAAATGAAGAAACTAGTAATTGCCACACTCATCCTGCTATCCTCTGCATGTGCCATGAAATTGGCCGTGGAGACGGAAGAAGGAACCCTAACTCTGGAAACAGAGCTACCGTCTTGCACCTTAGCAATAAAGGGCGAGACTAACGTAAATCACATTGGAGATGCGAAATGCATAGACAAGCACGAAGAAAGTCGGTAACGACTCTCAAGGTACCTTGCACAGAGATATATTCAAATATTCTTAAGCAAGGCTTAATGTCCACGACTAGTCCATCGAGGGATTTGCTGCTCGGTTACTTGCGTAACCGACAGTGGAAATCTCTTTTGGACTGGGCTGATACCGTGACCCCACAGTTGTATGGGTCGTCCGCATCTTATTTCGCGGAGGTACAGTTAAGTTCACTAATCAAGAAGTACCCGTTCTCGGAGGCTGAAGTTGAGGGGTTAAACCCAGAAGCTAAAGCTATTGAGAAATTTTATGCAGCAGAACATCGCTGCAAGCGGCAAAACTTGAAGTTGAGATTGCGCCGGAGACGGTTCAATCGATACGCCCAGCAATGGGAGACTGCTCGTAAATACATTCAGCGTGTCATAGGGGAAACCCCAGACATAGAAGAATGTGTTTCGCTCAGTGACTTTTCACAAGGCGCATCGTTAGGGGTACATGGATCTAAGACCAACATAGCTCGGAAAATACTGAGCGAAAGTTGGACATGTACAGCTACAGCGCGACCGTTTGCAAACACCGCTCTCTGGGATAATATCCAGACACGAGACGCGATCCTTACCGGGTCCGTTAAGTGTTATGATCGAGAAGAGTTTAACTCAATCGTGAAAGAGCGTGTCACAGACGTACATTATAATAAAATAAGTTTTGTACCTAAAACGGCGAAAACTCATCGTAGTATAGCCGTGGAACCATTGTTAAATGGGATGATACAAAAGGGAATAGATCAATTCCTCCGACGCAAACTTTTGCGCTTTGGTATTGACCTGTCTGATCAGTCTAAGAACCGTCTTCTCGCGAAGATGGGCTCAGCTGGCGGACAGGACCCCTATTGTACATTAGATCTCGCAGCAGCTTCCGATTCTATATCGATAGAGCTGGTCAAAGATCTCTTGCCACCTGATTGGTTTGAATTCCTTTACAGGATTCGCTCCACTCATTACCTGATGCCTAACTCCTTCTTACCGCAACGGTATGAGAAGTTCTGCAGTATGGGCAATGGTTTCTGTTTTCCGCTTGAGTCGTTAATTTTTGCGGCTTTCACTTACGCAGTAAATGTTGAAACATCCGATAAACCATATGATTTTTCTATATATGGGGATGATATCATCATTCGGCAAAGCGGTGCTCTTTTCCTTAAAGAGCTTCTTGCTGATGCCGGCTTCCGTTTGAATACTGAAAAGTCATTCATAACGGGACCGTTCCGTGAGTCCTGTGGGGCAGATTGGTACCGTAGCCGGGACGTTCGTCCCGTGGTACTGGACACTCGCTTGACTGATTTACGTCAAGTGATGTCTCTGCATAATTCATTTTTAAGATCTTCAGGTACGGAAATCTTCTCCGAAGAGATTCGTTCTTACCTGCGAGCTTTATCCAAGGTCAAGTATTACCGACCAGGGAGAGAGCCCGGAGACACATGTTTCAGTGTGCCTCTAGACTTAGCTATGACGTCGCCTTTGGTTAGGTGGCAGCGATCAAGTTCAAGGTGGACCTGGAAAGAAGTAATGTCCAGGGCCATCAAAGATCCGATCGATTATGTCGACGCGTTACCATACGCGAAGTGGTTAGCCTTCATGAGGGGTGCAAACTCCAAAATGTTGCTAACACTACGTTATTCCTCTAAGGTTCGCATTTCCCGAGTGAGTCGTCCATTCAAGGACTTCCACCACCAAGGGGAATGTAAGATCACGACCTGGTACGACGATCCATTCAAGGATTTTGTGCATTTAGCAGGACGTGTGGTCAAGAGGAAGGACTTAATACTGTCTACATGATAGTAGCAGTACAGTATAGCCAGTGAGCCGACCTGTTCTGGTCGGACCGCAGCTGTGCGGGAGTAGTGGGCCATTTGGTACCACGTTTCGGGATAATCTTTGCAGAG